GGGGCCGCGGCGTGCATTGCGGTAGCCGTGCCGTCTATTGCGGCGCTTGCCCGTGGGCCGTGTACACGGACATTGGCGTGCGGTGCGTGTGTGACAGTCTGTAATCTGCCAGGGTGGGCGGAAGCCCACCCCATAGAAAAATATATAAACCGAGGATAAAAACATGGCAGAGAATAAGAAAAGCAATCAAACGGATGCGTATATGGAGAGCATGAAAGCGTATCAAAAGACCTATGATTTTCTTTTGTACCTTTATCCCATATTGTCACAGTTTCCGAAATTTGAGAAATTCGCATTGCAGAGCCAAATTAAAACGGCGGTTTTTGAAATGCTTAAATCAGTAATCAGATTTAGAAAGACCGGGACAAAGAGCCACATATATAACGCAGATGTGGAGTTGCAGTTTATTAAAACCCTCATACGGCTTTCCTACGATTTGGAATATCCGGCAATGAGCAAACACAGATACGAAGTATTGAGCAAGAAAATGACAGAATTAGGATGTATCATTGGCGGAATAATCGAAGCCGTAAAGAATGGAAATTGGAAATAATGTTGGCATTGCCAATTTTATTTTGGGGAAACTGTTAATATGCACCGGGCCAGTTCACGGAACTTTCCGAGCCTTGCACGCCCTCATTGGCGGCGGCAATTGGAACAACGGCGTGCATTGCGGTAGCCGTGCCGTCAATTGCAACAATTACCCGTGGAACGTGAACACGAACATTGGCGTGCGGTGCGTGTGTGACTTTACAATTTTATAGACATAGAAGCCCAAGCGGCCACTAGCAAAGATTTACATTTTTAAGTAAGTCAGACGGTTTGCCCGTTCCGGTGCGATACCGGACAAACTAACAAAGCAAACCACCTTTTAGTAAAATAGAATATTTGAAAATTGGTAGGGATTAAATGAAAACAGTAAAGGGACTACATGAGAAAATGGGGACCTTTGAAAATGCCAATACTTCATTCCACCAGGCGGCAAGGTGCAAGCGGTACACGGATGAGGTATTGGCTTTTTCTATGGTTAAAGAAGAGGAACTTTTAAGAGCAACCGAGGAAATACAGAATTTAACATATAAGCAAGGGGAATATAAGATATTTAAGGTGTTTGAGCCAAAAGAACGGCTTATTATGGCGTTGCCGTTCTATGATAGAGTGGTGCAACACATGATTTGTAATGCTATTCAACCCGTATTCGAGAACGGATTTTATTACCATTCTTACGCTTGCCGGAGCGGTAAGGGGATGCACGCCGCAAGTGATACATTGTATCAATGGATGTATGAAACAGAGGTAAAGCAAGGGTTAAGGATGTATGCCTTTAAAGGGGACATATCAAAGTATTTTGCATCTATACCGCATGACAAATTAAAGGATGAAAACCGCCGCTATATAGGGGATAAGAAAGCCCTTATGTTAATGGATGATATTATAGACCACAACGGCATATTGCCGGACGGCGTGGGAATACCCGTTGGAAACCTCACAAGTCAGTTATTTGCGAATGTGTACGGCAATAAGTTAGATAAATTTTGCAAGCACGTTTTACATATTCCGTATTTTGTGCGGTACATGGATGATTTTATTATCCTATCGGATGATTTGGAGCAGTTGAAAGAATGGGTTAAGAGAATAGAAGAATTTTTGGAAAATGAAATGCTTTTACATATCAACCCTAAAAGCACAATCCTATACGCCGGGAACGGCATAGATTTTTGCGGATATATCCACTATGCAGACCACAAGAAAGTAAGAAAATCATCTATCAGAAAATTAAAGCAAGATGTAAAGGCGTATGAGTTGGGCGAATTGCCGCCGGAAGATTTCAACCGGAAGTATGAAAGCAGAAAGGGACATTTAGGACACGCCGACACATACCACATTGCAAAGGCGGTTGAATACGAATTGTTGTTCTATGAATGGGAACGCCTGGAAGCAGCGGCGTAAATGGGTCAGAATAAAAAGCCGTTCCATTATATGATTTACTTGTAAAAACAAGGAAAGGAGCATGGAACAATGGAGAAAATGTTTAACTTTATTTCCGTGATTGGCGGATTGGTTGGCGGCTTTATCGTTTCGTTGTTCGGCGGTTGGGATGTGATGTTATACACAATATTGCTTTTTGCTATCCTGGATTATTTCACGGGCATTTTGAAAGCGGTCTATAAAAAAGAACTTTCAAGCGCAATCGGATTTAAGGGGATTGTAAAAAAAATCATGGTATTTGTGGTTATCGCAGTTGCCTACAACGTGCAGAGAATGACCGGGGACACAATACCGTTAAGGGAAATTGTTATTGTTTTCTTTATCTGCAATGAAGCACTTTCTATTTTGGAAAATGCGGCGGAATTTATCAACATACCGCAGCAGTTAAAAGATGTGCTTTTGCAGTTGAGGGACAAGAACGCAGCGAAAGCAGAAGAAAAAGAAGAAAGCGAGGAATAAGACATGGCAACAAAAGACCAGGTAAACGCCTTTATTGCGAAATTGGCAGCAATCGCAAGAAAAGAATATTTAACCCGTGATAAATGGGTTTTACCGTCCGTATGTATCGCACAGGCCGCATTAGAAACCGGGTGGGGAACATCCGGGCTTATGACAAAGGCAAATGCTTTTTTCGGTATCAAGGCCGGGAGCAGTTGGAAAGGCAAGGTTTACAGTAGCAAAACAAACGAGTGCTATGACGGCAAGACCTACACGCAGATTACCGCCGCTTTCCGTGCTTATGATAGCCTGGAAGAGAGCGTGGCGGATTATTACAATCTGATTTGCGGAAGTTCCCGTTATGCCGGAGCGGTAAACAACGGAAACGCCGAAAGTGCCATTACCGCAATCAAAAACGGCGGATATGCAACAAGTCCTACATACATCAAGAATGTAATGAACATCATCAATTCTTACAATCTTACACAGTATGATACATGGGACGGAGAGAACCAGGGACCGGCGAACAAGGAAACCCACGGTTATAAGGTGGGGGACAAGGTAAGAGTGATTGACAACATCACATACAACGGAGTGCGTTTCGCAACCTATTATGATGAATATGATGTTATCCAGGTAAACGGGGACCGTGTTGTTATCGGTATCGGTAACACCGTGACGGCAGCAGTAAACGCCGCCAACATTGCAAAGGATGAAGAGATTGCAGAAGCCCCGGCGGATGCGGAAGTACCAACCGACATTCCGACCCAGGAAGAAACAGAGAACGCCCACGGTTTCAAGGTAGGGCAGAAAGTAAAGGTTATCAATGCTTACGATTACTACGGTAATATGTTTAAGTGTTGGTACAGTAAATATGATGTTATCGAGGTTAAGAATGACAGAATTGTTATTGGTATCGGTAACACCGTAACGGCAGCAGTAAACGCCGCCAATTTAGCAGCAGCATAAGCAACGCCGCCTTTAGGAATTTGGCTACCAAAAGAGCAAGGAAATAATGTATATCACGGAATTAAAAGCACACCTTAAAAAGTGTGCTTTTTCTTATAAATAAAACTTTTTCAAAATATTGCGTAATATGTATTGACATATTGCGCAATATGCAATATAATAAAGACAGTTAAGAGAGGAACACAAAGAAAGCGAGGAACACAACATGACATATAGCGAATTAGTAAAGGAAGCAATTAGAAAAGCACATGAGGAAGCAAAGGCAGCAGCCGAAGCAACCAAAAACCAGGTAGCACAATTTGAGGTTGGCAAAACCTACTATACACGCAGCATTTGTAACCATGATTGTATCTTTTCCGTAAAGGTTATAAAAAGAACCGCAAAGACCGTTGTAGTCTTAAAGGACGGAGAAGAAAAGCGGTGCAAAATTGGGCTTTCCTGGAATGGCAAGGAAGAAACAATTACACCGTGGGGCGTTTACTCCATGTGTCCCGTAATTGGAGCATCTGACATAGCAGCATAATAACGCATAAGACGGGGGCAAACGCCCCCGGCAACTAAAACGGCCGCACCGTGAACGGGTGCGAGTGTCCCAAGCCACTATAAACCGTTGAGGGGTTGCAACAATAGGCGTTGCGGTACTGTCTGACAAGTTTTGACCCACGTTTTAATGTGAAACGGGGAAGCAATGAGGAATACACCGGGCAAGGGTGCATTGCTTATATACACAATCGTTTAGACCAATGCCCGGAAACCCAAAACGCCTATATGATGCAACTATATATTGAAACCCGTTGTTTCTGTGATTTTATCAATGGTAAATACACGCACTTTTAAGCCTGGCACATTCCGCCGGGCTTATTGCACATAAAAATAAATTTATAAATATTGCGTAATATGTATTGACATATTGCGCAATATGATATATAATAAAGACAGTTAAGGGAGATACATAAAACCTAACGAGTACCTGGGCGGCAGAGAAAGGAGAACAACATGGAAGATATGGACAAGAAAGAAATTAAAGAAGTCATTGAGTGGTGTGACGAGAAAGGGCATAGCGAACATGAGATTTTGGATTTAATCCGAAGAATTGTAGATGCGAAGCCAAGAAATGAAGAAAAGCCTAATAAATAGGCTTTAGGGATGCAGAAAGGGCGGTGGACTTGCCAAAGCCGCCCAAACTGTAAAACCTATTATATACCATAAGGCAAGAGAAAGGAAGAGGGCAACGGATGCCAAAAACAAAAAAAGAGTTCGACCAAGTGAAATACCAAAATCAGTTTATAAATGAGAAATATGACCGTATCAACTTGACCGTACCAAAGGGAGATAAAGCCGTTATTAAGGAAAGGGCAGCAGCAGCCGGGGAAAGCGTGAACGAATATATTAACCAGGCTATTAAACAGAGAATGGAGAATACAAGCAATGCCTAATGAATACGGAATAACGGCAAAAGAAGCAGCAGAAGCATTAACCGCCGCCATGCGATTATTACCACCGCCAGGGAAAGAGGATATAGAACTTATAAAGAGAAACCCAACTTTAAATTGGTGGCAAAAGTGGAAATTGATACGCCAAATTAAAGGGAAGTAGCACGGAAGAAAGCGAGGAACACAACATGGGATTATTTAGCAACCTATTTTCAAAAAAGAACACGGCAGCAGTACAACCGCAGCCCGTACAGATGCCGGAAGAAAAAAAGCCAAGATACATTGTAAAAAGTCAACGGTTCATCCTGGATAATATAAAAGACCACATGGAAGATATTATGGACCTTGTGGAGAAAAACGAGGATTACAAGTTAAAAAAGAAAGACCTTATAGAAGATGATAGGACGGATGAAAATATTTATGAATATGAATTGAACGAAAAAGCCACAATAACCCCTACATCTTGTGAGGGGGGGGTGGAACAACTACAAGTATTTGTGTGTAATACCCACATTGGAGATATTAAAAAAGGCGGCGTAAGCAAAGTAAAGAACCTTTTAAAGAAAGGAAATATAGAAAATATATGGTCCGAGGTTTCCGGCGGAAATTACAAAAGACTAAGGTATGATGCCGGGAAAGATGTATATTACTATGATGAATTAGAAAAAGAATTTAGTATTACCATTGAAATAACCTATAAAGAGGAAATCACAGAATAAGGAAAGAAGCATAGGAAACAGACGGGGACAACAACGGATTATTCCGGGTTGTCCCTATTGCCGTATCAAGGGGGTTATTTTTATGGGTAGAAAATACAGACAGTTAAGCCAAAATGATAGAATATCAATGGAAACACTACTTAACAAAGGTCATTCCGTACAAGAGGTTGCGGATTATTTGCACGTTCACAGAAGCACCATTTACAGAGAAATGAAACGGGGCGAGTATGTACATAGAAATTCAGACTATACGGAAGAGGTGCGTTATAGTAGTGATAAGGGGCAGCAGACCCATGATTGGAACGCCCAGGGCAAAGGCAGAAACATTAAAATAGGCAATGATATTAAATTGGCGGAATACATAGAAAATAAGATTGTGGAAAATAAATATAGCCCGGAAGCGGCGTTGGCAGCAGTAGCCACAAGCGGAATAGAATTTAGTACCACTATAAGCGTAAGAACCCTATACCGCTATATTGATAACGGCATATTCCTTAAACTTACCAACAAGCATTTACCCGTTAAGGGCAAGAAGAAAAAGAAAAATAAGAAAGTCCAGGTGCAGAAGAGGGCAGCGGCCGGGGAGAGCATAGAGAACCGCCCGGATGAAGTGGCAACCCGTGAAACATTCGGACATTGGGAAATGGACACAGTAAAGGGCAAACAAGGCGTTACAAAATCATGTATGCTTGTATTAACAGAGAGAAAGACCAGGGACGAGATTATATTTAAACTGAAAGACCAAAAGGCGGAAAGCGTGGTGGATGCCCTGGACCGTTTAGAAAGAAAATGGGGAGATATGTTTTCTAAAGTGTTTAGAAGCATCACGGTAGATAATGGCGTGGAGTTTTCGGATTGTAAGGGCATGGAGCGTTCAGCGTTGACACCAGGGGAGAAACGCACATATCTATTCTATTGCCACCCATACAGTAGTTGGGAGAGAGGGACCAACGAAAACACCAACAAACTAATCCGCCGCCATATCCCTAAAGGGGAAGATTTTGACGAAAAGCAAGATAGGGACATTGAGTTTATAGAAAATTGGATAAACACATACCCACGGGGCATTTTCGGTTTCAAAACATCAGAAGAATTATTTAAAGAAGAGTTGGAGAAAATCACGGCATAATATTTTTTAAAAACTTGTCGCAAAACTATTGACAAAATATAAAAAAATAAAAAAAAGATAAGTTTTAAAATTAAATGCGACAAGAGGTATTAAAGCCTCTGCCGCATTTATTTTTTTACGGTAGATTGAAGTAAAAAGCATAGTGCGGTAGAGCTTAAAAAACTCTATCGCACTATTTTTTTATCCAAAAATCAGAAAGGAGCGGGAGAAATGGCACGCAAGTACAAGAGATTGAGCTATGAGGACAGAAAGACCATAGAGGAAATGTGCCGGAATGGAAAGAAAGCGGACGAGATAGCAGCAGCTATGGACGTGCATAGAGCCACGATTTACCACGAGCTGCAAAGGGGCGGTGCTGGTGGTGGTAATAGGCAGCAGTACAGCGCAGATATGGCACAGAGGGCGATTTAATCAGAGAGAACGAAAGAAAGGTAGAAAATATGGAAAAATACATAAAAGCAAGAGATTACAAAATATTGATTTATGACAAAGAGGACAGAGAAAGCTATAACGCAGCAATAAAGGCACTGACAGAGGCGAAAAAAATGAGTGGGTGGGACAGAGTACAGGGCGTAACTATTCTGAAAGATTGCAGAATACCAGACCTTTACCACGGGGACGACTTAGCAATAATCATGGAAAGAGATAACGGAAAAGGCGAATACAGCATAAAAATTATGAGTTAAT